GCCAAACTCGCGCCCAGCCCTACTCGATGGCGCAGGGTGCTTCCAGCTTGGTTGAATCGGCAGATTATCACGACATCGAAGGTGTCGGCTGGAAAGAGCAGCGCCGCGCCGCCAACACCCGAGATCATAAAGTTGACGTGATCACCAGACACCGCGCCGCTGGTGACGCGCCAGATGCCGAGATTGTCGCCCTCACTGGCCTGACGCGCAGGCACCACCCCGGTACCGTTGGCCAGGCATCCCATCGCTCCTAGCTGGCCAGAGGTCGCATTCCCAGTAATGAAATCGTCGCCGATGTGAAGCATCGTCTTATAGTCGTCGAGGCGCACCCGGGTATCGGGCGCGTTGTCATCTACGACTGGCGCTCGACCTACGAAATCGACAATCCGACGACGGGTCTGTGCCGTCCCATCCTTCTCAATCCGGCCATAGGAAATCCCCTCGATATCAATCATGGCTGCGCCGTCGTGTAATAAATCCGGCCCGAGAGCTGCCCCGTGGAGGTGGTGTTCACATAGAGGCCGTTGCCGCTGGTCGTGATGAACCAGGGCTCCGAGTCAAGACCCAGGGCGAGCGCGGCCACCTGCAATGGGTTGGTCAAATTGGAAGCCGTGCCATCGAAGATGCTGAAGTCGCGGTCGCTCACCAAGAATGCTTTGTGCACGCGGATAATCTGGCTCGCCCCACTCGTAACCACCGAAACGAGACCGCTCGCGGTGACGTTCACCGCGACACTCTGAAGCCGGTGCGTTGACGGCGCATCGATCTGCACACGCCCAATCGGGTTGGTAGACGTCCCGAGCGTCACGTTAGGCATCGAGGCGATCTGTACGCGGCCAATGGTGGCGCCGCTGGAGCCGGAGGCGAGCCGGCCAATGGCATTGGTAGCGCCAGCCAGCGTGACATTCGGCATAGAGGAGATCTGCACACGGCCGACGGTCGTCCCGCTCGAACCAGCGGAGAGGCGCCCAATAGGGTTCGTGGAACCAGCCAGGGCCGTCAGCGTCTTAAGGTCTTCGACGCCCTGGGTGAGTCGCCGCAGTTTCGCTGAGTAGGATCCGGTCGCGCCGGCCGCAACTGCGACATCCGCAATGGTGCCGAACGGATCGGCGGGCATGGTACTCACTCGCATGACACCGCCGGTGGTGCCAGAGGCGGAGGCAAGTGTGACCCGGCCGATCAGGTTGGCGGATGGTGGGAAACGCACCACGGGCCCGTAAAGGTCACTCGTGGGATCGGTGTTGACAATCCGGGTGAGTTCACCGGATGCCGTGCCACCCAGTTGCACACGCTCGCGGAGGACCGTGAGGCCAGCAACAGTGAGCGATTCGGCATCAAGCCGCTGATCCGTCGCCGTCGGATTAGCGATAGGAATGGTGCCGTCAGCCATCAGTCAGCTCAGTAAAGTTGATGCTGAGATTCCCTCGAGCGATCCGGAATGAGTCGCCCCAATCCAGACGCTTCTCGCGGGTGAGCTTCACACCCCACAGGAAATTGCCGGCGCTCGCCGCATCCCAGAGGCCCGCGTGCGTGAGCGTCACTTCCGGCAGATCATCAAAGTCATAGGCCCCGGCATTTATGAGATAGCCGCCACTCGGGGGCTGGAAGCTCGCCAGCTGCCGTTCATATTGACCACCAAGAATCTCCGCCTGGCCCTGGAGCCCGGGATCATCCCGATGGAGCGATACCCATACATCGCCGGCGGCAATCACTTGGAGCATCCGATTAGCAAGATAGGCGGAGATCACGCGGGGCCCTCAATCAACCCAATGATGCGCCCCTCCCGGTCACGTTCAATTCGCCGCCGGATCGTTCGCGAAGCCACCAATTGCGTTTGCTCTTCCTCGTGGATCACGAGCCGGTCAAGGCGGCCCTCTAGGGTGCGGAGCACATCCTCAGTGTCGTCGCCGGCCTCGGCAGCTGCGAATGCATCGGCGAGCATTGCCCGGACATCTGACTGAGTAGCTGGCGGCTCATCGCCGACGTTCATCATGTTCACTGGTTGCCAATAATCATCCCCGTTCTCAATCGGGTTGAGGTTCTCGTATTCCCGGATGTCGTTCGTGCTGAGCCAACCCCATTGTTTGCCACGGGCATAGGCCTCGTACCGGGTGCGGATGTCTGCCCGCCATTGGGCATCCATCAGGTATTCGAGGAAGAGACTTTGCCGCTCGGCCGGGCTGAGAAGCGAGATGGTTGCCTGCTCCTCGAATCGCACGAGCCACGGTTCGAGACTGTCGCCCTTGAACTGCTGCTCCTGCTTATCAACGTTGCTGTAAGTGGCACGGTTCAGATCGCTGATCTTGTGAGGCGGCACCCGGAAGATGCGGCTCACCTCGGTAAGCTGGTACTGCCGGGTCTCAATGAACTGGGCATCGCCGGGCGGCAGCCCTACGCCTTTCCATTCGACGCCTTCCTCAAGGATGGCTACACGCCAGGCTTCGCGTACACCTCGATGCGCATCTTCCCAGCTCGCCTTGAGGTTGGCGGCCCCCCGCTCCGAGAGACGATTCGGTGTCTGAAGCACACCGCCGGGCTGGGCTGAGTTGCCAAAGAATCGGGCGCCATATTCCTCAGCGGCCAGGGCAAGCCCGAGCGCCTCGCGGTGAAGAGTGATCGGTGAGTAACCAACAATGCCGTTGGAGGAGAGACCACGCAGATGGAAGATCGATGATTGTGGGAACGTGACCATGCCGCCGGATGCTTTCCCCTCCAGCATTGCACCCTGGGAAGAGACAGAGCCCGGCAAGGCATAGGTATAGAGCAGTTCACCATTCCGCGTGGTGTCGATTCGAATCATGTTGCTGGGGCGGAGAGGCCAAAGGGCGACGACATTGCCAGCGGTGTCGAACTCGATCTCCGCGTAAGCATTGCCCCAAAGGAGGACATGGCCCATCAGGGTTTCCTTCAGGGTGTACGGCGTCATCAACGGATTCGGCTGTTCGTGGAGTACGCGGTAGAGTGGATGGTCCTGAGCACGAATCTTCCCACGTCCGACCCGGCGGTAGAGCAGAAGTGGGAGTGCCGCTACGCTATCGCAGAGGACACGCACGCAGCTATAAACAGCCGGGATACCAAGCGAGCGTTCGGGGCTCACCGCAATGCCGGTGGCAGATGGCCTACCGCCTAGAGCCTCTACCAGCCGAGCGGCTGTTAACGGATACGGGCCCTCCAGTGGGAGAGCCCGTTCCAGGATATTTGCGATGACGCCCATTCAGTCAGACGTGTTCATCGTCTCCGTGCTCGGTGCATGAGATACCCGAAGCCTGTTAACAGGAGGCCTCCGACCAGAATCGCTAAGGGTTCCGCAATGAGCCAGAGCCCAGTGAGGACACCGATGACTCCAACGAGGATTAGCAGATCGCTGAGATCGAAGCGTGGCCGAGGCGTCACCCTTCCATCCTACCGGCAGAATACCCGTTATGGTTCCCGGATTTCAAATGAGGCTTTATGTAGTTGCCAGCCAGCGTCGTATTTCATCCCGCGCTGCTACCAGGCCCAGTTCACGCCAGCGCTCGCTCCACGACCCAGCAACGAGCATAATCGGATGCCCAATACTAGACCCGTTCTCGATGTTTATTTCCACGAGTTCCCACGGGATACCTTCCCCAAAGACATAGAAGAACCGCGGAGCGATGGGCTGCGACTTGCCGAGCTGCCGGCACAGGTCAAGGTGGTACGCCAAGCTAAGAGGCGCTCCTGGGCGTTTTGTCGCTCCTCTGGACTTCTTGCGATCAAAGAAGGCGATTGTTCCGAATCGACGGATGACGTTGTCTTTGTACTCCCATGAATCCGGTTCGTATTCAACGAAAAGATGGTCCTCAGAGTGCGAGGCCCAGACGGTCAGCCCTGCGAATCCATCGATGTCATTTAGGTACGATCGATTACCCAATTCCTCGCGATGTTGGTCTGCCCATAGGTCACCTGCTCCATCCATCCGGGTACGCACACCATTCAACAGCCGCTGTTCCATCCTAGGAAAGCCGCTCCAAGACCGTGGCTTCCAGGCGCTCACGAGCGCGAGTGACGGTCGCTTCATCGACATCGCAACCGATGAACGAACGCCCATTAGCCAGAGCGGCCACACCTGTGGTGGCGGCTCCCGCGAACGGATCGAAGATCGTCTGGCCTGGCTGAGAAACGCGCTTGAGCAGGTCCGTCATGCCGGATTCCGACTGGCCCCACTCGTGAAAGCGCTTGTCATTGTCGTTGACATCGCTCCTTGCGACATCGCCGAACCATTCGACCCCATGGGGCTCGTCACCATTGCAGAAGAGGAGCACGGGCTTCCAGAAGGCGTTGACTTTCCGCGGGAACACCTGGACCGATTGCCCACCGGGCGTGAGGTAGGCAATGGTCCAGTGGTAGGTGAGATGCCGCACGAGCGAGGCGATCACCACCGGCAAATAGGACTGGCCACACATGACGGCACAAAGACCGCCAGGCTTAAGCCAACGCGTGGCGTGCTCTGCGAGGTCGTCGTAGAGCGGCAGGAACTCAGCTGCATACGGCGGGTCGGTGAGCACGACATCAATCGACCCGTGGACCAGGTCATCGAAGACGGTCCGGAAATCGCCATGGCGCAGGTCGAAATGGACACTGGCTGCCATCGTTCGATACTCAATGACGAGGGCGCGCGCATCGGCGCCATCAAGCTCCGGGTGGACGCGGCCGGCGCGAATCGCGGCCTCGAGGAGATCCGGGTCTAGCTTTGAGAGCTCGTAGAGAGTGGTCCATGATGGTGGCAAAAGACTCCAATTGGAGTCTTTTGCCATAGTGCTGTGCCGGCCGATGGCCATGAACTTGTCGGCGGTCTGCTTAGTCAGCCGGAGCTCCACCTGAAGCCAGGATTCAAAGCGGCCGTGTGGGATTTCGGCCTTCGCCTGGATGAGATGCTGGCCCGCCAGAATGAAACCTCGCACGGAACTGGCGAGATCGGCCCGAATGATCGAGGCCCACTCAACCTCGGTGTGCTCTTCCTCGGGACCAACGGTGGTAGCCGTCACCTATTGGTCGGGTCTGGTGTGAACGGTTTGGTTGGGTCCGTCATTAGAAAAACCCCCCTCCTTTACGGGTGCCCATCAGCTGCAACTCTAATGGACCCCCGTTGCAGGAGAGGGCTTTCTCACTGTCGTGAGACAAACTTCAGTCTAGCAGAAACCTAAATGAATAACACGCCCCGGGTATCGTAAACACTGGGCTCTTCTGGCTGGCCCATGCCGGCGGTGAGGGCATCATTACGAGCTTCCCAACTCAAGACCGCTGCCATGTCCAGATCGATCTTGTGCGGTGAGTCCGGCCGCTCCTTCTGAATCAGCCAGAGCGGTTGACCGTCCTCGTCCTTCAGGCCCATGCGCCGCCGGATCGCATTGCCGAGATGCGTTTCCATTGTCTTGTCCTCAGCATGGGAAAGCTCTCCGGTAGCGATAGCGTTCACAAAGGCTTTGAGGGCATAGGCCATCTGTCGGACTCGGTAGGTGGCCCATTCCACGACCACATCCTTTCCATGACGTCCTGCCCATTCCGCGATCCAGCTCTCCCAGTAAGGGGGATCGGCATACATACGCCAGACCTCATAGGTCGCGAACGCTGCCTCTACCTGTTCATCAACTTCGGTTGCCGGGACCTCCCACCGCCGCTCAGGGCGGAGCATTGCCGGTCGTTCCCAGAGTCCGACCGTCCACTGATAGCCGGTGCGAATCTCCGTACCCACTAGCGCCGTCGAGTCCTCGGTACGAGAACCATCGAACCCAAGAGTGATCAAGGCACCCGGCGGTACCTCGTAGTTCGGCCGGACCAACTCCCGCCAGGCCTTCACATCGAAGGCGCGAGCCATCGCCTGTGTCGGCATGTTGAGCCAAACCAATTTCAAGTAGGGCACATCAGCATCAGGTTCGCGGAAGGCGTTGATGATCGCTCGGTAGTTTGTCCAGGACCCTACCGCCGGTCCCGACGCTTCCTCGATAGCCTGATGGAGATCAGCGTCGGTATCGATCTTGCAGTCATCGGCAGCTTGACGGTGGAAAAAGAACATCGTCGGATCTTTCACCTTGCCAGCCATAATCGCCCGAGCATGATCGAACGTGTGCTCCGCCACACTCCCGGCCCCAGGCTCGTAGGCGGTAGTGGTCTCTAGGCTCCAGGGATCAGCAAGCGGCCGCTTTGGGAGATTCGCCATCATGGTCGTGTGGGCGGCGATGAGCTTTGGCAAGGTGTAATGCCAGGACTCATCGAACACCTGGAATGTGGTGCGAGCACCGTCGCGAGCGCTCGGTGCCGCTGCCAAAGCCTTCGCGATGCCGTCACCGCGACGTCGCATGATGCGTTCGATTCCGATATCGAAGTCGCCAGCAATGGATGATTCCTCAAGGATCGTCTTGAGGGCGCCGTAGCAGAGGTCATCAGATTGCTCTTCGGTGTAGGCCACAATCGGGATATACGGATCGGTGACCGGCCGACCCTTAGGATTCCCTTTGCCGTCCCAGCCGTCGAACCGGACAGGCCCATCAGAATGCAGCTCAACCGCCGCGATCAGGGCCGCGAGCTCAGTCTTGGCCGATCCCTTGCGGAGACTGAGGGCTACTCGGTTGAAGCGACGCCGCCCCTCATTCAGGTGGCCCTGAGGGAATATCTCATAGGCACGGTAGATGAGCGCTCGTTTCTCATCATCAAATCGGTATGGCTCACCGCGTAGATCGCCTGGGCCAAATACGAGATACGCTTCGATAAATCCACAGACCAGTGAACCAAGCGATGGCCAGGGCTCAGCTTCTAGGGGTGGGACTACGAGGACAGTCACTTAGAATTGAGCACTTCCTGCTGTTCTTGAGCGGTCACTTGAGCGCCCGCAACCGGGGATCGCCGGAGGCCACCGGGGGCGCCTGCGGGAACCCCGGAGCCGGTGGTTTCCGGCTCTCTGTCTTTTGAATCTCCCACTGGAGACGGCGACGATCCATGGAGGTGAGGCCGAAAGCTGCACGATGCTGCCGGTATTCCGCTGCTGCCGTTAGTGATCCTGTACGCCAGTAACGGTCAAGCAGATCGGCAACTACATAGAGCCCGTGCCAATCCGCTCGGAGCCATTCAGCCGCCATCGGTGACCGCCACCAATCCCGCCAAGCCAGCAGTACAAGCGGATGCCATGACAATTCCGTTTCCTTGCCCTCGGAATCCGTGATTATCCGGATCGGTAGCTTCGGCCGGCGAATTTTCCGGGTCGGTATTTCCTCAAGCTGGGCGGCAGTCGTCGTCCGGTTCCGACGCTGCCGTACCGCCGGATCCTTCAGCGGTCGGGGCAAGGCTCAAGCCTCTGAAACGTACGAATCAAAATCGTGG